GGCCGTCAGGTCGACAACGAAGATAGTGCTGGCATTGGGATCGACAACGACCGCCCGAATGTCTGCCATCAGTTACCAACTGCCTGGTGCGCCCTCGTCTTGTAGCGGATGTCGATGGAGTGGATGATCGGCATGTCCCCACTGCCTGTTCCCGTTACACCGATGCGAAAGGCCGGCGCGGTCGTTCCGATACCTGCCGTGTTGAACCGGAGCATCTGAGGCCCGTCAGAGACCGTGAAAGAGTTGGTGTCGGTCCCCCACACAATCACTTCCTGATCGAAGATGGTCAGAGCGATAGTGCAGCCCGCGGTCTGACAAGATGCCCTCACGACTACTTCTCGAATGTCCGAGCGATGATCGGGGTCAACGAGACGCAGGGGAAGGCTCTGCCACTGGTAGTACTGAGCCGCGGTCGCCGGGTCGAACCTGTACATGAAGTCGAGGCTTGATGATCCGATGAAGGAGAGCTGGGCGGCATAGATGTAGTTTCCGTTCACCGGTTGCACCCAGAATAGGTCGTGTCCGGTGATCCCTCCTATCGTCCCCACCGCTCCCCGCGGGTAGTAGGTCCACCACGCCCCGTTGTTGAGGTCCAGCATCCAGTTCGACGAGGCGTAGATCCGGCTTCCGTACTCAGCGGCGTAGTACCCGTAGTTGTTGGAGGCGATAGCGGAGAACTCAGGAGGCAGGAAAAAGGTGTCGTCGAGGTTGGTCGATAGCTTCTGAGAGGTGTTGGAGCCATTCCATGCCCACATCCCATTGTCCTCGGCTGCATAGACGAATCCTGTGGGAGTCGAAGCACCCTGACCATAGAAGTTCCCGGTCGAGGTCACGCCTGGGAGAGGGGTCACGGAAGGGTCGGTGACGATATCGCCGGTCAGGATCACCCCACCGCCACGCTTCTTCACCAAGAACAGTTCGCCTGCTGAGATACTCCCCGCTCCCCCGTACCCGTAGGGCTCTTCTGCGGCCAAAACGGTTTGTTGGTCGCCCATCGAGGCAGACAAGGGAGGGTCGGTGAAGTTGAGATTCTCGTTGGTGTCAAACCCTCCGCCCGCGGGGTAGGGGTAGGTAACTCCAGCCAGAACGATGACGCGGGACTGATGAACGATGGTCTGTCCTGTAACCGATCCTCCGGGGTTGGCCATCATGGCGAAGGCACCGAAGACGCTTCTGGCCGCGGGGTTGGGGTACATGTAGAGCTGCCCGTCCGCTGTCCCTCCCTGAGCTGCTTGAGCCTGGCCCCCGGAGGGGAAGACAGCCACCGGACCGTAGGGAATCTGCAAAATCGTTGCTCCACCATCAGAGACAAACGACCCGGTGGTAGTTGGAGTCGAGATGGTGAAGGTCCACGCGCCGGATGATCCGCCAATCGCGGTCACGAGATAGGGGGTGTTGAGCATCAGACCGGCGAGATTCGGCGGGATCTGATCCAAATAGAAGGTGTCCCCTACGGCGAACGGATTAGCTGCTCCAGAGTATGAGGTCGTGAAGACTGTTGTGGCTCCGCTGGTGAATCCGCTGATGAGGAAGGCGTTGGCCACCCGTGTGAACTGTGGATAGGGGGATCCAAAGATCCCAAGGGCTGAGGTGTTGGTGGTCGAGACAATCGAGTTGAGGGTCGAGGTCTCCAAGACATAGGAGTACGCCTGCCAGTAATGATTGGTGCCGTTATCGAACTCACCGATGAGGATGGCTTCGGTATCCCCATTCCCAAGTTCGTCGTGAACCAGAACACCCACTACATAGGTTGAGGTGTTCCCTCCGATCCCCGGACCCATGTTGTAGCCAGTAGCGGAGGTATCAGGCCAGGTATAGGTTTTCGTGACTCCGGGGAGGGCAGCGAGAGATTTGTTGGGGAGCGCGTAACACGACCAGGTATGGATGGCGTCGGCCGCTCCGATGGGCGCTGCCAACATTCGGTCGCTGGTGTTGCCGGTGACCGCGCCACCACTCGAATAGCAGCCAGGGGTGAAGTCAGCGATGGAAACCCACGTTCCCTCTTTAGGCTCAGCCTCGTTGGGCATTACCGCCTACTTGAACGCTTGGTGCTCCGCTTCTTTCCCTTGTTCCACTTGGCTGCATTGCGAGCGAAGTTCGCTTTCTTCTTCATCGCGGGCGAGGCATTGGGGTCGTTCAGAACCCGTGAGGCGTGCTTCTGGGTGGACTCACCCTTCTTCGCTGCCTTGGTGAAGGAGCCGCGCTTGGACTTTTTGATATGGATGCCTGAGGCCATTACCGCTTGTGTCCTCTCCCACGCTGGCGACGGACCCGAGCGGGACCCTTGTGCCTACCACCCATTCCTTTCATTCTTGCCATGACTCACCTCCCCGAAGCTTTGCGTACATGACGCGATGACGACTTGACCATTCCCTTGGCTGTCTGATGCTTCTTGCCACGTGTGGATCGTTTGGAGTGCTTGGGTCCAAGTTTGGACGCCCCGCCAGGAGAGCCGACTGCCGCTGCCCATCCGTTCTTATCAGCCATAGTTTCTCCTCTGCTTCAGTATCGTGCGGATGAGCGCGCAGAGATCCTCATTGGCCGCTATGTTCGCTTCGCACTCTACTATCTCGTTGGTGATCGAGAAGGTGTCATTCTCAGCCAGCCGGTTCCTCGCGGCGACGGATTCGCCGTGAGAGTCCATGAACACCTGATAGAAGCGGGCACTGTGGTTGGCTCTCAAGCCGGCCAGGTCTCTCCGAGCTTCGATTACGTCCTGAGTCAGGGTGCAGAGCACGTCCACCAGTTCGTCATCCGACAGGCCAGGGTATTTGGCCGGAGGAACGTAGTCGTAGGGGAAGCTCACCCTCCGGGTACGGTGTCTTCCGGCGCTTCGGTGCTCTCAGGGTCCTCCAGAGCGGCGGATTCGTTGAGAGCAGTTTGACGCCCTTCAAGGGCCGAGATCTGAGCCTGGAGGCGCTCCAACTCCGTTCTCACGTCGATACCGCGGCTGTCGATAGTGTCGTAGCGGTAGGTCCGAGCCTTGGGGTTCTTGATCGGCCACTCCAACTCCACGCCGTTGAAGGTCAGGATGGTGACCTTCGGAGCCACCTTAGGAAGGTCTTTGATCTTCCCCTGATAGAGCCCGTAGTTGATCGAAAGCCTTCTGAGTTCTGCTTCGCGGGCAGGGATGACGCCGATCTTCCCATCAGGGGTCTTGTAGGACTCAGTTTTCTTGTAGTCCGACCGCGGGTCGCCCATGTACTTGACGCACACATGGAAGGGGATCGGAACAGACTGCTTGGGAGGGATGGAGTAGGTCCGACGCGATGTTCCATCCCAAGTGATCGGCTTGGCCGTGTTGTTGGTGACCTGCATCAACTCGTCAGGGTCTGACAGGTTGAGGTCGGCAAACGTGGGCGCAGTGAGTGTCACGGGACTTCTTTCTACGAGAGGCGTATGTAGCACTGGGCGAGCTGGGGAAGGTAGGCCGTCGAAACGGTCACTGCCTGCAACCAGACACCCAGGTTCTTGCCGGTGACCGCTGTGGCGGTGGACTTGGCACAACCTGGCCGGACACCAGAAGCGAGAGCTGCCTGAGAAAGAGCCACGGTCGTCGTGTCGGCGTAGACCGATGTCCTCCCCTGGGTGACAACCTGCATCGTTGCTCCCAACGGAATGCCTTGACCAGCGTTTCCGTTGCCAGGACTGTTCGGACCGAGGATGACCCCGATCATGGCAAAGTCAGGGGTGATCGGCTCCAAGCCCACAGTCGGATAGGCGGGAGCAGAGGCAGCGCCAGAAGCAGTCCCGTTCCACGTTTGGTAGGACACCACTTGTCCTTGCTGAAACAACTGGTAGACCGCGCCACCCGAGGTATAGGTCCCGCTGTAGTTGAAGGGGATGGAGAACGTGGTGGAGGAAAGGACGGTGGCGGTGTAGTTCCCGTTCGGCACCGTTCCCGTCGCACTGAAGGCGGTGGAGGCGTTGATGTTCACCTGCCGACCCGAGATGAAGCCATGCGCGGTCGTGGTGGTGATGACGGTCGGATTGGCTGTGGTCATCCCCGTGATCGTGTTGGCGTTCCCTGCGGGGTCAGAAGCAAGCACTTCGATGAGCTTGCTCTCTGCAATGACGTTGCCCTGGACAACATCGATTCCGGTTGGGTTTGACTGTACATCGGTAGGCATCTGGTCTCCTTACGCCGCGAGAGCGGTGAACTTGCCCTGGCGGGCGGGGTTGGCGCAGATCAACTGGCAGTACAGCTTCATGATGGCGGTCATGGCGTCCTGGTTCGGGGGCTTCACGAAGTCCTCGATGACGAAGTTCCCGCCCTGGCCGACGACGAAGGTCCAGTATTCCTCGTTCAAGAAGAACAGGGCTCCATCACCTGTTCCCTGGATGTCGTCGATGTGGTCGTCACACAACCAGGGAACGTTGTTGAACATCAGATGGTCAAAGCCGGCAGCGGCGAACTGCTGGTCGACCATCGACACGCCCTTCCACTGGGTGGTGTTGGTCTGGTTGAGGGCTTGATAGCGGAGGTAGTTGGCCCTGTCTCCTGCGATGAGCGTCGGGGCGCGGCCACCGATGGTGCATGAACCGAACAGCGAACTCAGAGCCGTGATGGTCATCGTCGTCGTCGTCGAGTCGATCTGGCTATTGAGCCAGGTGTTGGTCGAGCGAGTGATCCCGCCGTAGGTGGCAGCGACCGTACCGTTGTCCACGGCGGCGTTGATGCCGACCATCGATTTGGCGTTGGTGCCGTCAGACCAGAAGCCGTCAGCCAGGTTGTCCAGCCAGTCCAGCTTGGCCATCTCGAACTGGGCGGTGAGATAGTCCATCGCCTTTTCGTCCGACTCGGACTGGTTGAGCGTCAGACCGTCCACGGTCACGTTGTTGTAGAGCTGCGCCCAGGGGAAGGAACCGTCCTGCACCACGTCGAAAGGAACGGTCGTCAGGATTTCAGGACCGGTGTACCAGCCACCCGAACCCGGCTTCTTGTACATCCATGGTTGCTCAATCCAGAGACCACCTCGGACGACATCCTTGTTCCGCGCCTTCATCCTGAAAGTCACCGGGGACGCATTGAAGATCACGTCCGTGATGTATTTCATCAGATACCGATTGCTCAACGCTGTCAGGGTGTTGACACCCCAAATCGGTGTGGCCATGGTCTATCTGCTCCCTAATCCGAGACCTGACCACTTCGGAGGAAGTCGAGGGCTCCTGCCATCACTTCATTCCTGGTGGTCGGTGTCTTCTCTAGCGATTGTGTCCTCACGACTGATCCGGTCGAGGAAGACAGCGCAGATGACTTCTGTTTCCGGGTTGCTGATTTCTCCTGCTTGGATGGCAGAGTAGCACCAGATGTCGCCTTGTCGCGGTACTCAGGTGCTGACCACATCGCCGTCTCCAAAGCGGTGACGATTCCCCCCTTAAGAGTCCCCCCCACTTTTTCAGGGTGCTCCAGTAGCCCCATATTGGCGGCTCGGTTGGCGATCTTGTTCAGATCCTCCAGGTCGAAGACGGGGTAATCGTCCCGAAACTCCTTCATGGAAGCCCGGAAAGCGTCTCTGACCTCCGTTTCCCTGACCTGCCGTTGAACTTCGGTCTGCTGGGCAATCCGCTGGGCCTCAGCAGACCGAATCTCTTGGACCTCACGGTCGATTCTTTGCTGCTGGCGATACAGAAAAACGCTCTTTTCGTCGTCTGGATCTAGCCAAACAGGGAGTGCGTCGAGGTCTGGAGCCTGTTCTTGGGTTTGTTTCTGGCCAAGAATGGCATCGCGGACCCGTGAGGCGGTATCGGGTTCGTTTTTGACCCGTCGATTCAGCTCTAGGAGGGCTTTGACTTCCTGCTCAGGAAGGATTTCCTCTCCGAAGCGCACGTAGCCTGGGGGGAGTAGACCACTAAGGTCCGTACTGTCCGTTCCGTCGTCGTGCTGGCCATCACCGCTCGGATCAGCAGCCACTCCCGTCGTGGTATCTCCGGTGTCACCGCTGGTACCGCCACTAGCGTCGTCTCCACCTGTGTCATCCGTTTCCTCCGAGAACTCGTTGTGTAGATCCGCGAGCATCACGTCCAAGTCGAGGACGGGCGACGTGATCTGGACTACCTCTTCCGATTGCGCAGTGTCGGTCATTTACGGTCCTGTGGTCTGGGCGATGGTGTCTCGCACTTGATCCATGTCTGGGGGTGGGATTGCGGCGTGAGGATTTGGGCCACCTTGCGGAACTGCCGCCCCACCAGGAGGAGGCCCCCCAGGCGTCGGACCCTGCGGAGCACCCCCCCCCGGTGGACCGGATTGTCCGGGTGGCTGCGCTCCTCCCGGCTGTGCAGGCGGCGTCTTGAGCCGCCCCATGACGACCATCTCGATCTTGTTCAGGAAACCGAGATCGGCGTCGGGACTGAGTTTGGCGTTGGCGATGGCCATGAAGATGTCGCCTAACGCGTCCTGAAACGACTCGGCGTTGGCCGTCTTCGCGGCCGGACCAGCCACTTAGAGCAGGTCTTCCTCAACAGGCGGGCTGGGCTCCAGGCGGTCTGCGAAGGTCTCCGCACCGTACGAACCACGGGTGAACCCCTGGAGGCGCAGGTCGATCTTCCCTCCACCCGAAGGAAGCGACCCTCCGTTGGAGATCCGGTTGATTCCTCCACCATCTTTGTTTGCCATGAGAATCCTCCTTCACGCGCCGAGACGGCGCTACCGAGAAGATAGCACCGTCTCAGGGCGAGTGGCAGGGTTCAGAAGTTACTTCCGCTTCCCGTGCCGACCTCCGTGACGCTTTCCACGACGAGCCATCTTCCCACCCCCTTTCGATTTCCTCGAAGGATGGCGTTTTGCATTGGCGTAGGCCGCGGCAATCGCCTGATCTTGGGGGTGCCCGGCGCGAACCATCTCACTGATGTTCTTCGACTTCACAGCGTTGGATGATCCGGGGCTCAATGGCACGTCTAGAACGCTCTCCGATGGGCTGTGCGAAGCCCTTTTCTAGCTTTGCTTCCGTGATGGGACCCGGCACGCCTGCCGAGCCCCCTTCTCTTACTGGGTCTCAATGGTACTCCCGAACGCCTTCCACGTCAGCATCCGGGGAGTCAACGGTCATGTCGGGCTGATTGACGTAGCCCTGGTTCTCACCTTCTCCGTAGTCGATCTGACCTGCGGTGCGGCAGTTGATCTTGCCCCCGTAGTTGTTGGAGAAGTTCCCGTCCCAGTTGGTGACCACACCGACAGGGTTCTTGCCCTGGGCCGGCTGGATCTTCTTGAACGGACCGTTGATACACTCGGCTGGTTCTTGGATGGGCATGATCGGACTCTACTCTCAGAAGAAGGTGATTGTCGTGATTGTGGATGCAGCACTCACGGAATAGATCCCTATGGTCGCCGGGGGGGTCGCTGGATAGGAGAGGATGGTCGGAGAGGTCAGGCTGAGGAGTTGGCCCGTATCCCCGGTTGCTCCCTTCAGCGTCATAGCCACCGCGTTGGTCACAGAAGGTTCGATGATCACCCCAACCGCCCAGGTGGGAACGGTAAAGCTGTTGTACCCGATAGTCAGAGTAGTGGTCAGAACTTCCAGGTTGTTGCCAGCATTGGCGACGATGGTGAAGGGGCCGACGTTGACGTACCCCAGCGGTATGCCCGTCAACTGTCCCTGAATGACTATCTGGCCGGCCATCGTCTCACCCTACTCAATGCTCATGTCCAGTCCCAGGGCCTTTAGCTACAGCCGCTGCATGGGCTTGAGCTTGCATCGCTTGTTGGGCTTCTGCCTGCATCCGCTGTTGAATCTGTGCTCCGTGGGGGATCTGGTGGACCTGAAGGACGGTTTGGTTGTCCACCGCGTTCATCTCTTTGAGGTGGTCGATCTCCGCGATCCTTGCACCCCTGGAGGTCGGCTTGTCCGATCCGGCTGATACAAGGAGCTGGAATCTGAGAGGGGCGAGGCCGTCCTTGGTTGGGCGGAAGAAGTGATTGGCCGCGAGTTTCAGAGAGGTCTGAGCTCCTTCTTGGCCCACTATGGCCACAGTTCTCGTCACGTCGTAGTTGACCATGATGAGGCTGGTGAGCATCTGACCGAGCTGTCCGAGAGAGTTCTCAAGATTGCGCAATGAGGATCGGATCGAGACGAACCCAGCTTCCTGAGTGGCTTGAACGGTGGCTACTGCTTGACGACCTTGGGCCTGCTGGCCCTTACTGGTTCCCTGAAGACCCGAAATATTCTCCATCCGGTCTATCCAGAACTTGGCCTGGTCCATCACCATCGGAGGCAGGTTTGGCGGGACGAGCCAGGCTGGCTTTGTCTGATTCGTGGCCGTGGTTTGCTTGAGAGTCAGGCGCTGACCTGCTTTGTTGATGATCGGGGTGCGGTTGATTCCTGAGCCTTCGACATCCATGAATATCGGGTTGGAGATCAGGTTGATATTCGACTGGACTGAGTTGAGGATCGAATTCAAGGCGAGCTGACAAGGGGCCAGGTGGGAAACAATCGGGGTTGACCAGAACTCCCCCATCTCGTCATCGACATATCTGACATAGGGGTGCTGATCGTGATCCCACAAGTCCTTCGCTGTCTCGTCTAAGAAGACGATGGGACCGGTGAAGAACATTACCCGCCATTCATCGCTCACGACTTCTTCGGGACCTTCGATGAAGGGAGAAGTCGGGTCTCTCTCGTCGCGATAGTTCTGCCTGACCCATGCCTCAATGACATTGATCCCCGAAGGTGCAAAGCGCTGTCTGAACGTCCCTTGACCGGGGGCACCAAAAGCCACAGGACCTTGTCCGAGGTTTGTCGGTATTCCGTCGTTGGTGTATTTGGGCCAGTTCTCGCTCTGAGGCTTCCGCTCTTGATCGGTTGCCGTGTCGGGACTCATGGCGATTTCTTCCAACACTGAGTCAGACAAATCTGGGAAGCGGCGCTCGATCTCTTCGATGCTCCAGCGATGCTTGACGAAGAAGTGCTCGCAGTCCTTGAAACTCGTCGCGTTGGGATCGGGATAGAAGGTCCACGGGTCAACTCGCTGGATGTCGACGTTCCCCATCCCTGAATCGAGCCCGGAGTCCCACACCGCTTTCATAATCCCAGCGCCGTACATGCCGGCGTCCCAGATGGCCATGACGATCTGTTGAATCCAGTTCCTCACGGTGAAGTTCGATCTGAGAACGGTTTCGAGATGCTCGCAGAGGATCTCTTCCATCTGAGCGAAGGGAGAGAAGGGATCAGTCGAAGGATTGAGGCTGAAGTTAATCTCCTGGTCGGTCATCCATCCGACGCGGGCGCGCATGATGGGGAACACTTCTGAGTCTCTCGGATCGTCCGCGCTCCGTCCCCACCGGTTCATGGTCAGCATGTAGTTCTTGCGCCACTGCTCGGTGCGCTTCTGGCGGGCTTTGATGGCAGCCTGATACATGCTGTAGAGCGCGTCCGTTGTGGACTGAGCTTGGAGGACTGGTTTGTTCTCCAGTTCGAGGAAGGTCACGCGTCAACCTTGTTCCGATCAGCCGTGACCTTCGCCTTGGCGTCCGCGATCTCTTTCAGGCGTTGCTCACTCCACGCCGCGCCGTTGACGGCGAAGCGTCTGGTGTTCTCCATCTCCGCTTTCTTCTCGTCGGTATTGATTCCTACTGCGGCGTCGTCGTGTGTGTCGATGACTGAGAAATCGTGGGGAACCCCGGTGCGAAGGGTGGCTTCCTCACTGGCGATCTTGGCCAGGTCTTTGGCGTGAGAACGGCTCTTGACAACAGTTCCGAATGAGGGAGCGAAGTATGGCTCAAAAGAAAAGTCTGCATGGAATCTCCAGTCCCTCTTCGCCTCGACACATCCGGGGCAGTAGGGGCAATAGATGAAGTCAGCCCGAGCGTCGGATGTGACAGTCCCATGAGTCCCACATCGATAGGCGTATTGCACTGTCATCCATCCAGTTCTCTATAGCCTTCCGGCTCATCGTATCCCGTTGCGCTGACCAGGGCTGGACCACCCGAACCGGGCCTGTCATCGAAGTTGTAGATGCGGTTCATGTCCGGTGGGTCGGATTCGAGGTTGGTCATCACCGCGATCATCAGAGCCATGACAGTGTCATCTGTCCCGTTCGAAGAGGCCGGACCCATCTCCACCCCGTCCAGAAGGGTGTACTCCATCATTTCCCCCACGGTCACCTCATCGTGGAGCTTCAGTTGCCTCTTGGTCAGGTAGTGCTGGAGACTTCCGATCCCCCACTGTTTGGACATGACGTTGGTCACCCACCCGTAGGCCGTCCCCAGCTTGTGCATGGGCATGTCCGGGCGCTACCCCCTGATCTGGAAGTGGAAGCGCATGTGCTTGATGATGGCAAGGACCCCAGCTCCACCTCCTTGGAACTCCAGATTGAGGGTTGCGGTGTTGTACCAGTAGCCCAGCATGGTCATCAGTTCGGCCAGGTCTCCGTCGATGGCATGACCTCTCCACACCGCGACCTGCTCCCAGGTCGTTCTGTTCAGCACTTGGATGCAGGCCGGGTCCCCGTAGGTCGTTCGAGAGGGGTCGGCAGCCACCACGTACTGCATCCGCTTGGCCGGATCAGGTCTCTTGTAGACCTTCAGCAAGCCTGAGTGGTCTCGGTGGAAGGTGATCTTGCCGTTGTCGTTGATGAGATTGCCCCGCGTCATCCCAACTGGCTTTCCATCCCAGTTCATGTCTCCGACAGGGAGGTAGCACTCAGCCAGAGCTTCAAGAGGGAAGACGTTATCCCCGGTGGCCAGGAAGGCCTCCATCCAGTGACAGGGGTATTCCTCCTTGAACTTGTCCTCGTCGTCGTTCAGTTCCTTGATCTTCCGCCGTCTCCATGCCAGTTGTCCGAGAGTGAGGTCGAAGTCTCGGATCAAGGCTTTCTCGTTCGGGCTTAGCTCACTGGATCGGAGAGTGGTGTCCCGAATGGTGTACTCCTTGTGCTTCCACCAGGGGAAGAAGAGGGGAGCGAAGTCCGATTCACCCTTGATGGCCTTCATCCACTCGTCGTAGAAGTACCCGCCGACCCCGTGAGCGGTTGATTCCAGAATGATTGCAGTTCCATGACGGTTTGGTATCGCTTGGTACAAGGACGCAGCCAGCCCCTGGTCTTCCCAGAAGGCCACCTCGGACATGTGAACAGCCTGGAGAGTCCCGCCCCGCCCTACTTCTTTGGCTTTTGCTGACTCCACCTGGAAGTTCGAGAGGGTTTCAGCCCACGACAGCCGTCTGACAGAGGACCTGTCGGTCGAGAAGAGGGTTCTGAAGACCCAGGTATCCCACATCAGCTTGGTCATCTCGAAAAGCTTCTCTGACCTCGGCCGATCCTGGCTCATCACCATGACATTGGCCCCAGGGAAGAAGAAGCACCAAAGGAAGAGGAAGGCTTCTGTGGCCGTCGATAGCCCGACCTGCCGACCCTTCAGAACGATGATGCGGATAGGACGACCGGTGTTGTGCTGGAACTCGATGTGCTTGACGAACTCTCTCTGCGCCCAGGCGAAGTCGTCGTCCTCGTTGAGCTTAGTGAGCTTCCCGTCCTTGTCCTTGATCATCAGACCGTTCATCCACGGCCACAAATGCAGACGCTTCCGGTTCAACTTCTTCTCCCTCAATATCCAAGAGGCGATCCTGTCCGGCTACAGCCAGTAGGGCTTCGCGGGCCATTCTCACTTCTTCAGGAGTCTGCCGGACAGAGGTGGCCAGAGCTTTACCCATGATGGCCTGTGATGCCCGGAAGCTGAGTTCGGGCGAGCCCTTCTCAAGAATGTCCAACTGCTTGGCGATAGCTCTCCAAGTCAAATAGGAGAGAACCTCGGACAACTCTGCGCTCCCGTAGTTCTCGCGTCGTACGGTGACCGAGAAGTTCTGCACCACCTCCACAGGGAGGTCGAACATCCTCGACAAGGCGGTGGGGGGAACTCCAACATTCAACCCTTTACGCAGGCACTCCACGAGCTGCATGGGCTTGAGGGACTCAATTGCCACCGGACTGGACCTCGGTGATCTTGACCATGGCGGCGAAGGGCATGGTGTCCAAGGCTCTGAACACCTCGTCTCTGTGCTCCCAAGGGACTTTGAGGGTCAGAAGGACGTTGGTTCCCTGAGTGGCTTGTTTGGCGATGATGGCGTAGAAGTTGTACTCGGAGAGATTCTTCGGAGGTCGGGTGGTGTAGGCGGTGAGGGCGCGGGCGATGGTAGACCGCTCCTCAGCCGCGACTTGATCGTCCTCGTCTAGTCCAAAACGTCCAGCGGCTTCGATGATTGCCAGGGCATCTCGGTCTGCTGAAGACCCGCCTCCTCCTCCATTGCCCATCGGGCCGTCTCGGGCAAGTCGTTGGTATCGAGTGGCAATCCGCTCTCGCTCTCGGACTCGCTCAAGTCTGTCTGCGAGCTCTCGCTCGGGATCGGTGAGTCCCGACCCATCAAGAGGACTTCGGCCAGGTCGGTCACTCTCTTCGTCGTCTCGGAGAAGGTCGTCGAATAAGTCCTGGTCATCAAGCCCATCTGGTCCTTCGAGGCTTGAGAGATCGTCGAAGTCGCCTTCGCTATCGAGTCCGTCATCTCCCGATTCTGTTTTACGAGGCATGAGACCAACCATCCCACAAGGCCGATGAGGCACAGGACGACCAGAGACCGGTCACGCATCTACCAGTGCCGATCATTCGTGAACCATGAATCCTGCCCAGGCTTGGTCTTGGGAGGCTTGAAGCCGAAGACGGACAGAAGACAGGCGATCACCACCACGCAGAGAGTGGGAGCGAAGAGCCACAGGAGCCAGCTCAGGAAGAAGCTCACCAGCACTCCTCTCGTGCCGTGCTCCAGTGAAGCCGGCCCTGCTTGATGTGCCCACACTTCGAACACTTGGTGAAGCGGACCTCGCTCCTTGGGTCGTACCTGGAGGGCGCAGCCATGTCCGTCACTGTATGACACTCTCCTGGAGCTGTCAACCCCTCAGGATGATCTCGTAGCAGATTCCATGGAGGTGATCAGCGGCCCACTTAACGTCACGGTGAAAGGCACCGTGGGTAGGACTGGCCGCGATGTGGTGCGTGAGAAGGTGGAGGGCAGGCTTGGGGTTGGGTCGGATACACCTACCCTCCTACCTAACGCGAGAACCCCCCGGCCCGGATGGGGTGGGGGGGCTCTCACACTATCTGACGCGGGAAGGGGCTAATCCACCGCGCACTGCAAGGTCAGATGTCGCTGACAAGGCCATTGTGACGTGTTAGGTACTCGATGTCAACCCCTTGTGAAAATATTAACAACCTTTCCTCTTGACACGGGGAGTTCACAGGCGCAGTATGTCGGTACGGACAGGGGCTAAGCCGCAGGAGGAATGAAGATGTCGAAGACAATCAACCCAGTCCGGTGAGGGTGAATGACCATGCCGTTGACTGGCAAGCCGTGACCAGGATGAACTACGGGCTCAACCACGCCCGAGACCTGACCGTCCGTCCCATCAACCTTGGCGACCGCAAGCGCCTAGCCGGCAAACGGTCCAAGAAGCGCAAGACCGGCTTCTCCTCCAAGTACGGGGGCAACTGCGCCAACTGCCACGCCTTCATGCCCGTGGGGACGTTCGTGAAGTTCAACGCCTTCAAGAATGTCGTCCACGCAGAAGGCTGCCCAAGGAAGGTGATCTGATTCGATCCGATCTTCCCCTTCCCAGCAGCCTTTCGCCTGAAAAGTAGGCCAGCACCGATGCGACTCCCCGGTTGAAGCCCCTACAGAATGTGGACGAAAAGCCTTCCCTGAAGTCAGAAAAATCGCAGAGCCGGGAGACCTGGCGCGCTCGAGGTTTGGTCAGAGAAGACGAAAAACCCAGAAAAAATCAGGATCAAGATCCTTTTTAAAGGCGAGAGGCGTGAGGATGAAGCTTCATCTCTACTAGACAGTACGCCGGGGACCATTGGGTGCGCGTTTCGCAGATACCGCAGACAAGGACACGATGTACCAGGTCACAGTGTCGGACCAGGGTGCGCACGGATGGTCTTAAGGCAGTAGGAGGGAGGGAGCGAGCCTCCACAACTAGTTAGTAGCTGACTACCCATCAGCCAACCAGTCAGCGAACAGTGTTCGCACTCCACTACGTACAGCGACAGCACAAGCAGTCTTGAGCTCTTACCTGCGCCTTAGACCTTGACAGGAGCTTATCTACCACTTGGTAGCCAGGAGACGTACATGAACGTACCTACAGACATGTAACAATCTTCTATATACCTATTGCTTTTGCTAAAGCTTTGGCTCAAAATGGTCGATAGGACTTGTACACAACGAAAGGGGCAGGACATGAACAAGATGACCGTTTCATCTCACCAGGAGATCCGAGATCGACTGAACCGACGTTCGACCGTCGATGATGCGATGTCGATTCCGTCGGCTATCAGTTCTCCGATGCCGACACGACCAGAGATCATGCGAGCTCGGCGAGCCAACCGTGACGCATTCGCCGGCATTCACAACGACGCATTGCACGAATGTGTGACCGATCATGGCGTGGCGCTGGTGGATTTCAAGCCGGCTCTGATCGTAGATTCGGTCGGCTTCGGTGATGTTTGGGGTGATGCACGATGAGCAACTTGCTATTTGTGCAAGAAACCTACGTGAACTCGACTGAGGGACACATGATCGGTGAGTCTGACTGGTACGAGACCTACACCGATGACCGCGGGAAGTTGTTCCGTGACATGCAACGCGAATACGGTCGCTGCGTCTCCAAGATGTACGTTGACCAGGGATCGAACGTTACTCAGACTGGGTGGGTATTCGAGAAGATCATGGGCTACGAGGATAAGCCCGAGAAGAAGTACACCCGTGAGGTTTGGGTCCGGGTGTCCACCACGCCTGTTGAACGCCACGTGAGCTTCGATTCTCCGAACTCACCATGGGCAACCGCTAGTTGATCTTCCCTAACGCTTCTCTCCTCGTTGAGCGTTGGGGTGGATTCACTAGACAAACAAGAGATAGGGGCAGAGAAATGAAGGTAACACCGCACGTTGCGACACAGATTGAGCCTGGAGCGATCCTTTACAGCTCCTGGGGTTACGATCAAACCAACGTCGACTATTACATGGTTACACGTACCACTAAAGCATCAGCATGGATCGTTCCCATGACCCACCGAGAAGACCCAGCTGAGGGCTACTCACCGATGGCCGGTTTTACGACTCCGCTAGAACCGAAGTTCGTTAGCGACTGGTGCGAGTGCAAGCACCGCGTTCACAATCACAGCGAATACGGATGTCGTGGCGCTTACGGCGACGATTGCCCGTGTGAACAGGTATCTCTCCAGCCGATCAAGCCTGCTATGCACCGTATCAACCGGTCCTATAGGCCCGAAGGTGTGCTCAGCCTGACCACTTACAGCTTTGCTCAGCTCTGGGACGGTGCGGAGAAATACGCATCGCACTACGCATGACCTGCATCCAGCCGTCGACATTCCACGAGCCATCCTGTATCCAGATTCCCACGATAGGCCCCCACGCTTCGATCTCAGGGCCTCAAATCGTTCATGTGGTGTCCAATAGCCCGATATCGCATCTGGCCTTCACGGGAGTGGACATCGAGACGTTCGCGTTCCTGGGGTTGCTTGCTGTGGTTACAGGATTGATCGCGATGATTAAACGCCGTGAGCCATAACGGAAAAACTCCTTGGTGGGAGCTCACGCCGTGCGGGACTGAAGGTGCTTATAAGCGTCACCTTCGAGCACACGAAGATTGTGCCATCTGCCGGCGCGCCCACGCTGATTATGTTCGGTGGAGACGCCCTTCCCGTGCTGGTGCTCCACCCCGGCGAAAAAAGACTCCCAAACGTTCCTAAGGTTCAATCGGTCGCGCATTGTCGCCCCTTGACCTGAGGGTCTGTCCGTCATACAGTGTCAGTTATGATTACTCTCCCAGCAGGCACC